TTCTTTGTCATACACGATATAATAAAGGCCGTCCGTAAAGTTAAAGACAAATACCAGTCTGCCTTGAATACGCTGGGTCTTATCTACTGGGATAATGGTTGTGGGATATTGTAAATACCGATTCCTTCTGGATTTGATTTCGTATTTAGTCGTTTCACTGAAAGCGTCAAAGGGACTATATTGATAGGTTTCTTTTTCAACGTTTTCATTAAAGTATTCGCTTAACCTTTTAATGACTGGGTCTTCTTTAGGCAATCCATAATCTAAATCGGCTTTAAGTATTTCCAACCCATTCCCTCCAATATCTGTAGTGAAAAGCATACCATTGACATTCATATTTGGATTCATTTTTAAAACAAGGGATTTCATATATATTTAGTAAATACTTTATTTTCGCTAAATAAACGGAAATTAATTTCTTGCTAAATATTATAATGCCCGATTTAAAAGAATTCATTAAAGAAAAGCGTCCCTCCCTTTCGGCTTCTTCCATTACCACTTACAATAGTATTTTATGTAATTTGTATAAAAAAGTATTTGGAACAAGTGAGATTGATACGAAACACTTTGATAATACCGAGAAAATATTGGCTCACTTAAAAGAGGTCCCCGCCAATAAACGTAAAACCATTTTATCCGCTTTGGTAATTATCACCGACGATAAAAAATATCGTGAATTAATGTTGGAAGACATTAAAGAATATAACCACGATATAGGCAAACAAGAAAAAAGTGAATCCCAAAAAGAAAGTTGGGTAGAAGGGAATCAGGTAAAAACCTTATGGGACCAATTAAAAAGAAATACGGATTTGATTTATAAGAAATCGCATTTGACTCCCAGTGATTTACAGCAAATCCAATCTTTTATTATTGTCTCTTTATTAGGCGGTATTTTTGTTCCTCCACGTAGAAGTAAAGACTTGGTAGATTGGCGTATCAAAGAGATTAATAAAAATATGGATAATTATTTAGATAAATCCAGTATTCATTACAATTCTTACAAGACTGCCAAATGTTATGGGGAACAAGTGGTTCAAATACCTGTTGCCCTTAAAAACATTCTTCAAAAATGGATTAAAGTGAATCCTACCGACTATCTTTTGTTTGATACAAATATGAATCCTTTAACCAGTGTCAAACTGAATCAGCGTCTCAATAAATTATTTGACGGGAAAAAAGTTGGTGTCAATGCTTTACGCCATACTTATCTTACTGACAAATATGCGGATACTATTAGTCAAAAGAAAAAAATAGATAAAGATATGGCTGATATGGGTAGTTCCGCAAATATGCTGACTACCTATGTAAAAGAAGATTAATCTATTATTATTATTATTTGAAAAAGGTGTAGGGAGTGTAGGGTGTAGGGTAATCTATTTTCGTAGTATGAAAAAAGGGAATCCTATTTTTAAAAAGAAAGAAAGGAGAGAAAATATATATATAGTCTTTTGAAATTACCCTACACCCTACATATCCTACACCTTTTTATTTTCTAATATAATATTATATGCCTATTATATTAGACCAATCTTTATACAATCGCATTAAGCGAGAAGCCGATAAAATATATGAGAAACCTTCTGCTTATAAGAGTGGTTGGATTGTAAAAACGTATAAAAGTAGGGGAGGTGCTTATGAAGAAGACCATAAACCGAGAAATCTTGGACGCTGGTTTAAAGAAGAATGGGGGGATATTGGTGGTGAAGAATATCCAGTTTATCGTCCTCATAAACGTATTTCAAAATTAACTCCTTTAACCGCAGACGAAATAGACCCAAAACAAGCCAAAAAACAGATTGCTTTGAAACAAGAAATAAAAGGAGAATCAAATCTTCCAGCCTTCCAATCCAAAGGTTCAGGATTGTATCATATTACAGATTATACAAAAAAACAAGCAAAACGATTAGGTGTCCAAGTATTTCCAAGTGATAATCCTAAAAAAAAGATAGAAGTATATGATAAAAATGGGTCCTTTATTACTTATGCTGGGGCGAGTGGATATAAGGATTATCCTACCTATCTTATTGAAAATGGATTGGAATATGCGAATAAACGCAGGGCATTATACAAGAAACGGCACGAAAAAGATAGACACAAGATTGGTTCCACAGGTTATTATAGCGACCAACTTTTATGGTAATTTTTAGGAATATAATCCGTGTCCCTTAATTAAAGAAGCATAAGCAGGAGGTAATCGGGAAGCCATTTGAAAATTAGAAGAATAAGGTTGCGATTGTAAAGCAGGGGGAAGACCTTGTCCTAATAAATTTCCGTGAATACCAACAGAAGTCTTTTCCTTTTTTTTATGAAATCCTCTTCCACTCATTTGTGCGTATAAACCTTGACCTACTGCGTCTGTATATGGTGCTAATACTTGTCTTCCACCTGAAGTGTCAAAAGGTGTGCTATATCCTCCTCCGCGTCGTCTTGCTAATTCCATTTCCAATTGCTGGTCTGTTAATGATTGTAGGTAATTACCTCCACTATAAGGACTGGCATATCCATAAGGGCTGGCATATCCATAACTGGCATAAGGACTGGCATATCCATAACTTTGTTGTGGTGAAAGCATATTGGTGGCGGTTTGTCTGCTTGGGGGACTTTTGTTTTTATTTTGTCCATAAGGGTCAAATTTATCAATCTGTTTATTTGCTTGTTTTTGAGCCAAACCACCTAATGCTTTTCCTCCTTGTGCTCCTAATTGAGAGCCTGCCATTTGGGCAAGAGGAACTAATTCAGGCTGACCTGCCATTAATGCCAAACCACTTAATGCGGAACCTCCTAATTCGGCACCAATTGTAGGAGCCATTTTTGCTAATTCATTGACTCCTTGTTTGGCAAGAGTTTTACCAATAGGAAGTAATACTTTCCCTGCTGGTTTGACAAAATTACCCACACTTTTTGCGGCTTTTGAAACGGTTCTTCCCACACTTTTTACTGCTTTACTGATACTACCTAAAAAACTACCTCCTACCATATGTTTTGCTAATTCCTCTGGTGGATTCATATTTACCTGAATTTCTTCAGGTGTTAATTCCAAAGTAAAAGCCTTCCCTTTTGAAAAAGATTTGGTAATTGGATTGTATTTTTCGGCTTTTACCAGTAAATTAAATCCTGAACCTTCCATTACTCTTACTTTTTTTCCTTTACGGAGTTTCCCTAAAACTCGGGGTGAAGGGTGAGCGATTGCGATTGGTTGATATGACATATTATATATTAAATAGAGATTATTATTTTAATGACAATTCCTAAAAGTTAGATAATGTATTTTTTATAAAAGTCATTATCTAAATATTAAGAGGTGTAGGTAGTGTAGGGTGTAGGGTAGTTTATTTTCGTAGTATGAAAAAAAGGAATCTTATTTTTTTTAAAAAAAATAAAATGGAAGAAAATATATATAGGCTTTTGAAAATTACCCTACACCCAACATATCATACACCTTTTTAAACACGGGCACCTGTAAGAATATCTACACTGACTTCTACTCCATATTCAATAAAGATAAATAAATCAATGGCTTTGGCAGACATATTGGTTCCAAGAACATTGACGGATTTTGGAACAGCCTCTTCTACTGGAAGCATACGTCCTACATTGACATAGTAATAGTTATAGGACATTTCAAATTGTTGTTGATTGACTAATCCACTGGTTAATCCGTCTGTCATACCACCATTAACAGCATTTTGACCATATAATTGATTAAAGAATTGTTCATAGGAATATCTTTCAGTGTTATAAATGGCATTTTGACCACTGACTTGAATGTTGAATTGAGTTAATAGACAAAGAGGAGAAGTTGGACCAGCACCTGCTGGGTCAAAAGGAGATTGAATAGGACTAATTCCGTCATTCGCACCAGATTGGTAATATGGAAGGACTAATACGGATTTGATATTGGCAATACCATTGGTAATTAAGTTATTGAAGGTTTGACCAGCACCAATTAGATTGACAATTTGATATTGATAAATATCGGTATATACAATCTTTTTCACAGGACTGGATAAATAAGAGGTTTCAAATACTGGATTGAAGGTATAAGCAGGAACATTAAGAAGAATGGAACCACCAAGAGGAGAAGTTTGAATTAAATTTCCAGCATTAGAAGTTTGAGTTGTATTTAATACTCTATTACCTACTGCGAGAGAAGCAATATAAGTTCCAAGACCTAAATCTTTTGAACCATTATTTCCTGATAAAGCAGCAATCATAATTGGGGATACACCACCAAGAGGACTGGAAACAACACAAGAAGTAATAACTGGACCTGTTCCTACTACCATAGTAGCACTTGTTTGGTTCAAATTCAAAGTCATTTTCATAAACACACCCTTAAGAAGAGGAACACGTTCAAAAAAGGAATGTAAATGTTTCAAGTATATTTGTCCTGTAATAGCAACTTGAACCACAGCAGCAGTAGTTGTTGGAGGAGTAGCGGCTACAGCACTTCCAGCACTTACCTTATTGAAAATATATGATTTCCATAATAAGTTCAAGTTGGAACTTGAGATAAGGTCGTTATAAGTAATAGCAGTTCCTCCTACTATACCTGCTGGGTCAAAATTCCAACCTTGTTGTCTGCGTAATAACCCTTCGTTGTAAGGAGTAAAGGTATTGAATGCGTCGGCTACTGTTGTAAAAGCACCTAAATTACGATTATTAGAAGTTCCTAAACCAAAAAGATTATCTGCTGTGTCAAATCTAAAACTGGTTGCGTCGTCTGGGTAAAAACCAATAGAAGGACCTGTAGCACGAACGTCGTCAAAGGACATAGAAGTCATTAGTTTAAATGTGTTCCAAAGACCACAATAAGGTGTTTGCTGGATTATAGTTGTTCCGTTGTAGTCCAAAGTAAAAGAATGGACAATAGAACCATACCAATTTTTTAAACCTAAAACATAATCAGGAGATTGTGTTCCGTCTGTGCTTGCTGGAGAATAAATAGAACCAGCACCAGTTTGTTGTGTTAAAGTCATAACCATAGGAACTGTTAAATAGGCCTCACGGTAATTCATATATTTGTTAGAGTTGGCTAATTGAGAAGTATCAATCACCGACTGATTACCTTGATAATTCTGGTTCTGGTTGTCTAAAATTGCCAACCAATCTTTACGGACAAAAACGGAAGGAGTTCCCTCTGCCATAGAGGACATATCAAAAACTAAAGTATCAGCGGACATATTATATAGTATCCAAAGATAAAATTTTTTGGATACTATTCGTGATTGCTAAATGTTTTACATATCAAATTTGATATTGTTTGGTTTTTTGGTAAGAGGTTTGACAATTAGTTTGTGGAGTTTTTCGCCTAAACCTGAACCCCTTGCTGGATTATTCCCAGTGATATTCATATAATCGTCCATACTACTATAAGAAGACCCTGAACCAGCCCCTCCCTTGTTTAAAATCACAGAACCCATTCCTTGTCCTTCCATTAATTTTTTACGGTGAATACGACCGCATACAACCACATTAGGATTCGCTCTATGTATCATTCTTATATGATAGATAGATAAAAAAAATGGCTAAACAGAGTTCGCCTTTAATGAGATTTTTTTCTTATAATTTCTTAATCTTAAGGTATTTACCATTAAGGTATTTAAAAGAGATAATTGTTTTTGAATATCCAGTTCTTTTGCGGAATGTTCTGGGTCTTTACAATTTTTCATTTCATTCAATAATCGCATTTGTTCTTTGGAAAGGTCGTCATACAATTTGTCTAAATACTGTTCGGTCAAGTCGCACGTTTGAAAAGAAGACATTCTTTATATAATTAAGACAGAGATTATTTTTTAACCTTTACCGCCACTCAATATTTCAGTTAATCCTGAACCACCTATATCTTTTGTATCCCTAATTACCAGCACCAATGTCATATTAGGGTCTAAAATGGTAAGAGGTTGGAAATTGATTCCTAAAATTGAGATACGTAGTTCGTTGTAGGTTCCGCTTAATAATTTATTCCAAGCAAATTGGGGTGGTTTTTCTATAATTTGTTCTCCAAAGGCTACAGAAGGTGAAAGAGAATAAATAATAGAATTAGGAATCGCATATTTATTGGCTATGTTGGAAATCGCAACATATACACTGGAATTTGGCTGAACTTGAGGAGACGTATCACTAACATAGGATAAATTGGTTCCTACTCCTGAATTGATAGAAGTTTTAAATGGATTTGGAGTGGAAAATCCCAATATTTTATTTAAATTATTTGGTATTGTTAATTCAGGATTAAAAGTTGTGGTTGGAAATCCAGCCCAAGCGGAGGAACCTGAAGCCGTATCTGCGGTTGGTGTTGTCCAACCAGCATAGGCCGTTCCAGTATTACCAGTCCATTGATTGGTTCCAGAATTATAAGTCCAACCAGCAGAAGTTGGAACAGGAAAGGTATTGATTTGAACAGCATATCGTGTAGCATTGACTAAAAATTCAGCATAATATACATTTTTTCCTGCTGAATTAATTAAATAATGACCATTCTTGATAAAAATATATTGTAAATAATAATTCAAATCACTAACCTCATATAAACCATTTGGAATTTGAATATTATAAGGTGTATCTGTGCCTGCTACTCTCCAAACATAACTAAATGTATCATTGGAAAGAGGACTTGTATTGATATTTTCCCACGAATAATACATTGTAATATTTTGAATAGCAATTTCGTGGTGTGGAAAAGATACGGAATTAGGAAATTTATATGAAAGTGTATTGTTCTTGCCGTCAGGCACAATATTAGACTGGTTTAATACAATTGTGGCGACCATTATATATTATCTTACTATATTATTTTTTATGGTGATTCTTAACTATTTTTTCAAAAGTGGAATAATGCGTTGTATTTGGAATATCAGCGGTTTGATTATTTCCTTTCAATCCTAAATAATAAGCAGATTGATTTCCTCCAGCAATAAAACTTGGCTGGTATTCACCACTTTTCATTTGAGTGATATTATTTGAAAGACGAGGATTCAATACCTTTGGGTTGAACATTATATAAATAGGTGAGAAATAAATATCGCTAAACCTTTTTCTTTTAATGTCCCAAAGCAAGAAGTTCGTGTAAAATCTCATTTGCTTGTCTGCGTGGAATACGACCTTCGGCTACAAATTTCAATAACATTACCTTGAACTCTTTTGCGATTTTTTGATTGTCGTTTCCTGCTATGATTTCACCCCTTAAAATATTGAATCGGTCTTCTTCTTGTTCCCCTTCCCCTTTCATTTTGGGTATGGCTGGATTATCTACTCGGCAGTGATTACATACTTGACGTAGTTTGGATTTTTCTTCGTTGGATAAAGCCGAAATATCTTCATATGAAGGTGTCCCTTTTCCCACTAATGTTCCCAATACTTTTGTCAGGTTTTTACTGATTTTTTCACTTGGAAGGGTTGGAACTGTATTTCCAGAGGGAGCCCTAAAAGCCATTATTCCTTGTCCTTGTAATCTCTCTTTATTAATAAAATATCTTCCAAATTGAGTATATGGTTTGGGTTTTTCGGTTGGTTTATCTATTAAATGACTTATGGATTGACGATATGGTTTTGTTATTTTTGGTTTTGTTGGTGTAGGAACAGATAATCCTTTTCCACACATTTTCCCTTTCATTCCTTCTCCTACCATTCCCAAATCACTTTGACTCATATAATCTTCGTAAGCAGAATTAAGCGCCTCATTGGTTGTTTTATCGCTTTCAAATAATTTATATCCTCTACGTGATATACCCAAACCATATTGTTTGCCTTTATTATCTGTCAAAATTAAATCAGGGTTTTTTGCCAATCTCGCATTTAAAAATAACACTTTACTTGGTTTCATACGATTTCCCAAACCTGTCCATTCCGTATATGAAAGCATACGTGGGACTTTACTGTATAGTTCTTCTTGGGTTTGACTTGGTTGTGGTTTGGGAGTTCCTGTTATATCACTTGAAAAACTATCAAAAATATTTGGTTCAGTGGTTGGCTCTTCCAAAGGTATTTGCTCCCCTTCCGTTTGAGTAATACCTCTCATTTCCGCAAAATAATCGGCTACAATAGACCTGATTTCAGCCATTTGGTCTAATACACTTGGCTCTATGGCTATTATATTGGTTAGTTTTTTCAATATTTGTTCGGTGTATTTACTGTCTCTATTTGCCATTCCAATATTTAATTCACCAATAATATCACTTATATCTTTGTTAGAAGGTAAATTCTTATAAATGTCATTGGCTAATACATTAATATCCGCTTTAAGATTTGGTGGTAAAGACTGTATCGTTTTGATTTCTTCGGGACTTGGAATGATTACTTCGTTTTCAATAATCATATCTATGATTGATTTTACATTGACTCCAAATTGACGACTTGTTCTATCTAATTGAGTCTTTAACACATTCCATATTTGACTTCTTGGAAGACCATATAAAATCTGGGTATTACTCATTATAATCGCCTCTCCTGCCGATTGTTGTAAGCCTGTTTCCACTCCGTCAGTTAATTGAAATTTATGTATCAAACGATTTAAATAGGCTATAAAAGCACTGCTTGGGACGCCTAATGTAAATTGTTTTCTCATATCAGGCTCTATGATTCCCCATTTTTGAATTGCGAATTGAATTTGTTCAGGACTTAATTCGCCTATGATTTGAGAGGCTATAACTCCGTCTGTGATTTGTCCTAATTTAGACCTTAAATCCACTTTGGCTCCTTCTAAATCCGCTGACTTCTCGGTTGTTGTTCGCATATCTGTAGGCTGCGTTGGCGTTTGTCCTGTGTTTTTAAAGATTTGGTTCGCATTTTGATTTCTTTGATTGTTAGACGCTTGGAGACGCAAATTGGATAAATATTGCTCTCTGTATTTGGCTCCGTCCAGTGGGTTGCGTTTCGGTGGGTTCATTATATTTATACTGGAGAAAATAAATACAATGACTAAAGGTTTAATATTGTGGAGCAACCCCTTTTTCTTCGGTTTCCTGTTTTATCCATTCTTTTTGGTCTTCGCTTAATAATATCTCTCGGTTTTCAAATGGAACCACGTCTTTTATGATTGTCTTGGTAGGGTCAAATTCCTCATTCAGTATATCTTCATTCACAATACGATTAAAATCTCCCATTAATTTAGGTTCCCAGTCTTCTCCTAAACCCTGTAAATATTCATTCATTAACCGATTAAACTTTTGCTGTTGGGTTGGAGGTAAATCCCTAAATGAGGTTGTTGGCTTTTTACCCATTTCTTTTAGTATGATTACTGTTAAACGAGTGGCATTCTCTTGTGTGAAATCTTCTTTGCTAAATAGTGGCATTCTCTTATATTATTAAGCAAGAAAAAAACTTTTATATTATTAACACATTTTTCTTTTTGGGTAAATACCTAAATCCCTTAATGATTATTTTATAAAAAAAAGGTGTAGGGTTGTTGGGTGTAGGGTAAATTTTAATAGCCTATATAGAAAAAAGGGGATTCCATTTTTTTTTAAAATAAAAAAAAAAAAAAAAAAGGAAATTTCATACTACGAATAAAAAAAGACCCTACACCCTACACTCCCTACACCTTTTTCAAATAGGGTTATAATAATATATATAGAATATTTAAATATATGACACAAATAGGTAATAAAATAGTAAAAGTATAAGTAATATTTTATTTTAGGGTTGGTGTAGGGTGGGTGTAGGGTAAATTTACCCTACACCTTTTCTTCACTTTTGGTTGCCTTTCTAATAACCTTTTTCGGCTTAACTGGTTCAGGTTTTGGTTCGGTAATTACCTCTTTTTCTTGTTCGGTATTTACCTGTTTATCTCCAGTAAATATACAGGCAATATGAAAATATTCTTTCAGGATTTCAAGATTAATGGTTTGGGTATATCCACTTTTGGTTCTTTTTTCGCTACGGACAATGGCATTTTTAGGTAATCCACAGCCAATCTTCAAAGCCTTTAATAAGGCACCTTCATTCATACTATCTTCAAATTTATAACCTGTAGTCTCACGCCATAAACGAAACTCTTTCAGTAATTCAGGTCCCGTAATTTCACACTCTTTTAATTGGAATCGTTGTATGGTAAATGCCTCCAAGAAAATGGTTAATGGATTTCGGGAATATTCAATGATTGTTTCGTGATATTCGGTTCTGGGAACACAACGGAAATTCCATTGAGAAATATCTAATTTTTTAAACGACCAGTAAATAGAACGCAACGCATTAGGACGGACAAGAGCCTCATTGATTTTTTTGAAATATTCCGTATTTCCCTTTAACTCGTCATTACAACGCAGAATCCAATTACGTCGGTCGTCTTTGGAAGTTCTGGTAGGGTCTATGTTATTCGTAAGTTGAATCAATCGGTGATATGAAATAATCTCAAACTGGTCTTTACCTTTGGGATTAATCCACATAGGGTAATCAGTAATGAGTGCTTTTATTTTTCCGTCCGCACCAAACGCATTCCGTTTATCTGTCTCACTCAAAATAACCAAGAACGCATTTGTCATAGCCGAATTGAAACTACCCCAACAATCACGTTCAGGATTTTGAGTCTCCAATGTTTTTCCAGCCCCATACAATTTACTGAAGGTATTTAATATAGTTGATTTCCCAATTCCTTGATTCCCAATCAAATTCAGGGCGTGTTCAGGTTTCTCACAAGGTTTTTGAAGTGAATGAGCGAACCAAGAACATAACCAGTCTGTCTGTTTTTCGTCCCTGCCACAAAGAATATCTATATGTTGAATAAATAATTTTACTGCGTCGTGGTCTATGTCAGGGTCTGTATCATTTTCAAATGGTTGAGACTCATACGGACTGGGAATCCAAAGATTAAAGACATTTGTAGGACAAACCAAAGGAGGCGGATAAACACCCACGTCTTCATATGTTATTTGAGTAGGGTCTTCTATCCATTCATTGATATATTTGATTTTCTTCTCTTTTCCATTATCTAATGTCTTCGTATAACATTCGTGTTCATACGCAATCACCAGTTTCTTTTTGTCTTGAAATACAAACTTTTTAAATACCCCGTCTTCACAGAATTTTCTCATAAAAATAGCCGTATTTTTGATTTTACACCATTCATTTTCAAATCGTATCTTCCAATCCACATATTCTTGGTCCGTATTGGAAGCCTCCGCAGAAACATTCTCGGTTCCTTCTACCACCAATTCCACCACTGCCTCTGCTGGAACCGCATTTGGAACCGCACGTCTTGCGTCCAAAAGAGACTGAACCACTTTGTCAAAAGGTTTCACTTTCATTTTAACAGCGAAACCCGTCTTCTCTAATATATAATTATTCATTTCATTGATATGAAAAGGCATATCGGTAAATGGTGGAGGAGAAGGAGCACTGAATCCGTCATAACATAAATCTATACGTCGTGGCTTAAATAACCCATTCTCTACTCCGTATTTATAGGCGTGTTTAAGACATTCATTCTCTAAAATACCACAGAAATAAGACATTGTGCGATTTTGTTTTTGCCATAATTCCAACGGAGGTTTTGGAGCAGGTGGGTTAATACATACTTTGGCAACCAAATCAGGATTATTGTCATATACCAAACCAATTACTCGTTTAATATCATTGTAAAACTCGGTATATTTTGGGTGTTTCACAGGATTACAAGGTTTGGGGAGTTTTCCTTTCTTTTCGTCGCCCTTCTCAATCTTTTTAACCCATTTATCGTGTCCGCCTCCGTATATCGTGCGATTATGTAAATCCTTAATATCGTCTTTGGTAAGACGGAATTTCTCGGTTTCTTCTTCGTTGTCTCCTTCCGCAGAATAATGTTCAATCATTTCTTCTGCCAAAGTATCAAAATCAGCCACATATCGTTCTATCGCAGGAAGACCTCCAGTAAGTTTGGTATGTTTCGCCATTGCTAATAACAAAGTAGGGTGTCCTTTTATCATATCATAATCCACCCACCCCTGATAATGAAATATGGTGTTTTTGATTACTTTGGCGTGAGACCCCAGATTCCCAGCAGACGAAAACGGGTCAGGGTCTTCTGGGTCCCTCGCAGAATAACGACGACCCAAACCACCATACCGAGCAGACCATTCTATATGAAGTTCCCCATTACGAAGTTTATCCACGATATTATTTTTAAAATGAGTTTTCATTTTATCAGTAATTACAGGATTCCCGTCTTTATCCAGTTCCTCACACTCCAAAATCAGTCTTATCATTTCTCGGTCTATCTCATACTTCCAATCCCCATTCCATTCCACATAAGAAGGTATTTTTGCTAAATCCAAAGTCCAAGAGTTTTTCTTTAAAAAGTTCATTCTATATTATCTTATTATATTTTATTTATACTCTTTTATTCCTAAATACTAAAAGTAAATGCCTAAAGTTAATCTCCAAAAGTCTCTAAATATTCATTTCAATTTTTTTATATATTCAAATTTGACCAAATATATAAAAAGGTGTAGGTAAATACCCTAAACATTTCTCATAATACAAACCATTAAAGGTTTTATATATCCAATTCTTGTTAAATCGTCTTCACTCCCGTCGTCTTTCCCAAAACGAAACCCTTTGACTCCTTTTCTTAAAAAACGGATTTCTACATTTGGTTTATTATAAAAAAATTCGTGAAAATATTTTGTATGCGTAGAGGCTGGAAGAAGAAAAACAAATGTTCCTTTACTATTAAATGCTTTTTCTACAAATTTTCCTATTTTTCCGTCAAATAATGGGTGTATATAGGCTACTTCTCCATTCCAATCTTGAGTTAAAGCATTGATTTCTTTTGTGTAATATCTTTCTAATAAATGATTTTCAATAGAAGCACATATATCAATTGTAAATTCAAATTCTTTTGTTAATTCTTCCCATATATCCTTTGGAGTTCTCAAATATTCCATTGATTTACTACAAGTAAAAGATAAAGTATTTTTTGCTATATTTCTTTTCATTATATACATACATACATATAAAAAAAGGTGTAGGTAGTGTAGGGTGTAGGACCTGTTTTATTCGTAGTATGAAAAAAGGGAATCTTATTTTTTTTAAAAAAAAAAAAAAGAAAAGAAAAGAAGAAAAATACATATAGGTTCTCAAAATTTACCCTACACCATACATACCTACACCCGTGTTTCTTCAGCCACAATTTTGCGTAAAATATCTTCAGGTAATCTTTCTTTGATTTTTCTCAATTTATGAATATCTGCTAAATACCTCCCGTATTCTTTTAAATCTTCAGGAGAGAGATTATTTACTTGCTTACATTTCACTGAATTTTTATAAGCACGACATTCCTCTTTGTTCTCATTATAACGTTTTCGCATATAGGCTCTCATATAAGCCCTCTTTTCAGCAGTCTTAATTAAATCAGGTTGATTTTCCATTTATATATTAGTATGAGATTATATTTATACCCTTTATTGCCTAAACCTATTTTTAAATTCAATTTTTTAAGAAAGACTTTTACACATTCGTAAAATATTTGCGTGGGAAAGGGGATAGATATGGGATAAGCCATTTGGGGCTTCAGTAGAATATCCAGCAATAAGACCTTTACCTGTTGTTTTGGATTCTTCTGTTTGAGCGGGTTCTAAAAAACGATTCATATTAGCGTCAAATTGTTCAATTATATCAGCCTCTAATTGTCTAATCATTTCTCCCTCTGGTAATCTCCCATAATTTTTCTGTCTTAATCTTTCAATTGTATCTTTGGAAATAGAATGTTTTCCTTTTAATTCTCTCTTTCTCAAATCTTCTAATAAACCTCTTCCGTGTGCTTCTCTTCTTGTTGTTTCTTGAAAACCAAAATTTAATATTTTAAATAAATAATCCATTATCTCATTAGCAGCGTCAGCACTAACATTTTGTGTAATAAGACCTTCCTCAAATAAATCAATTGTCTCTTCCATAGGAATATCTAATAAAGTAGAAATTTTTTTCAATCGTTTATTTAATTCAAGATATGATTCATAATTAACATTAACATATCCGTTCTCATTATAAATACCACATAAAATATATCCTACATTATCCTGAGAAAGTTTTTTGACCATAGTATTTCTTAAATTATTTGTAGGAGGTAAAGGTAAAGCCCCTTCTGTAGGAGGTAAAAGAAGTAAAAGTTCATTTAAGGCCTCTTCTGTAATAGGTAAAGGTAAAGCCTGTCCATTATTATTTTTTAATACTAATTTTGTATCTTTATGAGAATTTGTTAATTTCCCACCTTCAGTATCTGTTTCAGCCCCTTCATTTTGGAGTAATGATAAAAATCTATCAAACCGAGTCAAAAAACGAGCAACCGAAGGAGGGTGGGTAAAACCCTCCAAATACATTTGAAATCTTCTTCTCAAATTTGTATAACCTATATTTGACACAATGTTTCCAAAATGACTTATCATTTGAGGAGTAATAGGAGAATTCAGGTGGTGTAAAGAGTCTCTTATCGCATTTCCTTGTTGGTCAGTTAATGGAGTAATGGGAGAAGGACTTCTCTCTCGGTGTCTTTTTACCCCCCCACCTTCTATTTTCCTTTTTCTTGGTGTATAATTAAGAACTCTATGATAAGTATCCATTATGTATTCTCTTTGACTATGGTGAAGGTTATTTGCTACATAATGTTGAAATCTATCTGCCATTTCTTCTATTGGTGAAAACCCACCAATTTCTTCAATGACTCGTCGTAATTCCCTATTTCTTGCTTGAGTAATAGGATAAGGACTACCACCTTGTGGATTTATTAGAATACTTAACAATTCCATACCTTGTGCGGGGGTCAAAGGATTAGCAATAGGAGCACTAATTAGTTTCCCACCTTGATTGATTCTTCTGCGATTGGTTTGTCTTGGAGCAGTAGGAGTATTGTTTGGTGGAGGTGGAGGTGGTGGAATTTCAGTATCCGTAGGTTGAACAGGTAAAACAGGGGATTTGGAACGAGTGCGACGAACTTTAACAGGGCGGTGAGGGACCGAGCCACCCCTCATACCATTTAATTTAGTGATACTTAAATGACTATCTTTATATTGAGGAAAGTAATACATTACATAATCATACAAATCAGGAATTAATTTTTTTTTGTCTTTTTCGTTAATGTTGGGGATTTCATAATCAAGAATAGAATCCGCAAATCTACTAACAATATTATCTTCCCCTAATTCTTCTCTTATAAATCTCTCAAATTTAGGATTATTTCTTTTTTTTTCAAATCGTTCAGTAATAAAATGAATAAGTCTATTAATTTCAAATTTGGTTAAAGGTGGATTCCCTCCTACCATTCCGCCTTTCATACCACGACCACTACTATCACTACTGCTACTACTTACACTTTCAATAGAACTGGCAGGTGAAACATTAATGGGATTTAAAAAATGTCTTAATTTATTAATTATTTTATTTTTTTTAAGTCTTGTTGGAAATTCCACATTATTATTTATAAAATCTGTAAATTCCACAATAAGATAATCTTTACTTATATTTCTACTGCGCATAAAGTTTTCTAATCTTTCCCTAAAATCGTCAATATCGTCTTGTGTATGAGTTCTATTTGGGTCTTTTAAAAAGTCCATAACCATATCTATGTGATTATTATTTAATGAGCCAAACCGAGAAGCACCGCCTCCAGTTCCAGCCATTTTCTCCTGTCTTTTCCGTTTATTACTTTCTACGGTCTTTACCGTCTTTGCCTTTTTACGTTCTTCTTCTGTGGTATATTTTTTAGGTCTTCCACGTGTTTTCTTGACAGGAATAGATAAGACATTTTTATCTTCGGCTTCCATACCAGCCACTTCCTTTTTTTCTTTCTTATTTAATTTAGGTGGGCGTTTTGCGTGATATTCCGCTTTACATTCAGGGTCGCTTAAAGCACAACTATAAGTCATTCCCTTGCGAGAAGCAAAATCTCGTATGTGTTCTATCCAAGCACTTGGCATTTATATATTAGGTGAGGGAAAATATTTTGCTAAATTGACCAAATACGAATTATAGAAAAAATTGAAATGAAAAGTTTAGAACCTTTTGTAGCCACCTTTACTAATTACCTATAGAGAAATGACAACAAACGCAAACACAAACGTGATTATTGGTTTAAAGACTGAAGTATCAAGACAAGTGGGATTAAAGAATTGGGAAAATTCTTGTAAAGACTACACTACTGAATGCTTAATTAAATCGTGGAAAGAGGGAAGATATGTGGATAAGACAGAGAAACTGGCTTGGGACTATGTGGAAAACGCTCCCTTTACTATTTGGAAGTCTCTCAAGAGCGACCTAATAGGTATTTACAGCAAAATTGACGTATATGAAAATAAAAAGGGGGTAAAGTCTCAAGCCCATTATTCTCAAAATAATAAATATTTGGGAAGTGTCAAGGCACTGGGAGATAAACCAATTGGATATTTGGGAAACTTTCAAATCACCAAAGAACATTTTAAATTTACTTGTAATATGGATAATAAAATCATTGCGGATTTCTTTGTCCCAAAAGATTTATAAAAAGGTGTAGGATATGTTGGGTGTAGGGTAAATTTTGAAAGGCTATTGTATTATTTGTCCCCTTTCTTTTTTTTTAAAAAAGAGTCTCCCTTTTTTCATACTACGAAAATAAACTACCCTACACCCTACACTACCTACACCTTTTATTTTATTTGCCCAAATTTGAATTAAATAAAAAATTGAAATGAAAAGTTTAGAACCTTTTGTAGCCACCTTACTAAATACCTACAAGAGAAATGTCAAACCAAAATCAAAATACAACAGGCAAAGCCGCTTTTACCGCATTACTTCAAGAAGTATTCGCAATGATTGAAGAATTAAATATCAACGAGGGTCTTTACCTACAATTCGCAGATTTATTTAAGCAAATGAATATGAATATAGAGCGTTTGTCTGCGATTAGACAAGAAGTAATTGTCAATCGGTATTACCAAAGATATGTTCGCAATACTCCTGACACTTTAGTGAGACAACGCCTTACTGAAGAACAAAAAAGAAGAAGTCCTCACTATTCCCTATGTGATTGTGGTAGATACATTGCCATTAGTTTTATGAGAGAACATATTAATACTATGGTTCATTTTCAAGGACGCAGAAATCGTAAATACGCAGGGAAAGGGATTCCAGACCCAATTATCACTGAAAATATCAATCGTGAAGTAGTATTACACGATTTTACTATCAAACATATTCAATTATTATCTCAACAACAAGCATAATTAAAAGTTAAATAAAAAGATAAAAACATATAAAAAGGGGGCAACCCACCCTTTTTTATATTAGACTACAATACTTATTTGCCCAAATTTGAATTAAATAAAAAATTGAAATCAAAAGTTTAGAACCTATTGGGTGTATCCGTTCCAAATATGTTAGTAAAAACCAATCCTATCTGTTGTTTATGTGAAAAAATGTGTGAGTGTCCTTATGGGAATAATCCACGCCCATTGCGTAAAAGAGGTGTTTGTTGTGGTCATTGTAATTCAACAGTAGTCCTTGTGCGTATGGGATTGATTCGTTATGAATTAGCAAAATATCATATTAAAAATTTAAAATTATTGAATCAAATGTATATGAAATCGTATATGAAATCTCAAGAGAGTCCTGAAAATAAAGAATTAGAATTAATGTTAAAAGAAGATACAAATATATTAAATTTATAAATAATTTTTAAGAACAGAATTGATATAAAATTCATAAAAAAAAAAAGGTGTAGGAGTGTAGGGTGTAGGGTAATTCAAAAAAGAAATTATAAAAAAGAAGGAAGTCTTTTTTTTTATAAAAAAATAAAAAAATAAACAAGGAAAAATACATATAGGTTCTCAAAATTTACCCTACACCATACATATCCTACACCACTCTATTTTTTCTCTTCACAACACCCATAGTCTTCGTCTTTCTTAATTATACTATCAGGATTCGCAGGAACCACAGACATACCATTGATTTCAACAGGAGTTCTTTTGGAAGGGTCAGCACTGCGAAAGAAATGTTTCAAGATAAATTCATTTTTCAAATGGTCAGTGGATTTGTTCAAGTCGTCAAACAGGTCGGTAAATAGCCCACTATCTGTATATAGGTCTTTGGTGCGGTGTTCGCTGGAATTAATAAAATGTAGAAAGGCGAGACAATACCAACCACAAGCGGAATTCATAAGACTTTGAATGTCTTTGGTAGAATAGGGCAATTTTATTTTACAAAAATCTTCTATAATTTCAGGAGGAGGCATACCGAAACTATCTAAATAGACACCCTCCTTTTTGCCATTGGGATATTTATTGACTTGGAAACAAGTATAATGGGAGCCACTATTACGGTGTCCGTCTTCGTCAAACTCATTCTCCATATTAATGATATAGGATTTGTTGTATTGTAATTTCTCTCCGTTTAATTCGTCCTTGAAACCACAGAAAACCAAAGGCACGTCCATTCGCCTTGCTAAATCCCAAATTTGCGTATCTGTTAAACTCATTATATTTTAAGCAAAGATTTTATTTTCTTCTAAAAAACCCGATTAAGTATTTGGATTTTCATTTCGGGGAGGGTGTAATATCCTAAACTCTTCTTCCTTTTCTTCTGCGTCTATATCACGAACAATTTTCAAACAGCAAATGGTTGCTTCTTTACACTTGGACTTATAAGCCATACTACATAATTTAATAATCAATCCACTCACGGTAGAAACAAATGCGACCCAAAACACTTCGCTTAAGACCATTTATATAGTATAGATAATTTTAATTATTAAAAAGAGCAATTTTATAATCAGTTCCATTGATATTAATTCTCAAAAAAGAAGCAGCCAAAGTAGGAAGTGTTTGTGTTCCATTACTGGCAGAAGTAGCGTCATTTAAAAAGGTCCCCGCAGTATTAGTTAAATTTATTCTATTACCAGTTCCAGTATTTAAAGATAATGTTCCTGTAGTAGAAACTAATGTTGTATTAACTTGAGTTGTAGCCGTTAATTGTGCGGCAGATAAAACAGACGTAGAAGGGTTATAAGTAAGAGGTCCTGTAGTATCGTCTTGAAATAATGGTTTATTTCCTACTCCTGTTTTTGTAAAAGGGATAAAATAATTTCCTGACGTATTATCACTGGTAATATTGACATTATTCGCATTGGTTATGGTTCCATTAATTGTCCAAGCCCCAGTTTGGTCAATACTATTAAAACCTGAATCAAATGTATTATAACTGGTAGGAGGTCTTCCTTTTAACGAACTGGTCATTGCTCCGTTTGTGGTAGTAGTCCCAAACACAATCGCAGCAAATATTCCAAGTTCAGGAGCCCAACAACAGGCACGAAATTGTTGTGTTGGTGTTGTTCGTTGTGTCCAAATAGTTCCGTTAGGTGAAGTCGTTATTCCAAATCCTGCTCCTACACTATTAACCGCACAAAATAATCCAAGTTGAGGAGCCCAACAAATTTGAAAATGGGTTATATTAGGTATTGTTTGTGCTGTCCAAGTAATACCGTCAGGTGAAGTAATTACTCCAACACCAGCAGTCGCACAAAATAATCCAAGTTCAGGAGACCAACACACCTGCTGAAAAATGCCAGAAGGTGTTGGTCGTGCTGTCCAAGTAATACCGTCAGGTGAAGTCATTGCTCCAAATCCTGTTGCTGATTGATTAACCGCACAAAATAATCCAAGTTCAGGAGCCCAACAAATACCACGATAAGCAAGTGAATTTGCTCCTGTTTGGGGTGTCCAAGTAATACCGTCAGGTGAAGTTATTATATTTTGTGCTCCTCCTGATTGAGCCACCGCACAAAATATTCCAAGTTCAGGAGACCAACAAATATCCTTCCATACATAAACTGCTGGAACACTTTGTGCTGTCCAAACTGTTCCGTTAGGACTTGTCATTGCTCCTGATAAACCTATCGCACAAAATATTCCAAGTTGAGAAGACCAACAAACGGAACCATAAGCAACAGAAGTTCCTGTTAAGGTATTTGTCCAAGTAATACCGTCAGGTGAAGTTAATACTGAACCATTTGATAAAGCACCACAAAATAACATAAGTTCAGGAGACCAACAAAGGATTTGACAACTGCTATTAGCAGGTAAATTTCTTTGAGTCCAAACCGATACGGCTTTTACCCCACTGGAATTTTTATTCGGTAAAGGATAAGCATTTTTTGCCAATGAGTAATAACCATTGGTAGTATTCGCATATCCTGTATAAGCATTCAAGGTTTGGTAAATACGTTTGGAAGAATTAATATAATAAGAACTGGTTGAATTTAAATTATCGGTATTTAACGTAGTAGCAGATAAACTATTGGTAGAAGGATTACAGGTAAGACCAGCCGTTTTTTGAATGGCTCCAACTCCAGTAGAACTACTATCGCTAAAATTAAGATAATGTGTTAAATTTTGGACTGAATTTCGTGTGGTATATCCAGATTTATCAATGGTATTGGTTGTGGTTCCGTCGGTAATTACAATGTTTGGAACAGTAGAGTTTGCCGTAATACTATTCGTGGCATTATTAGAAGCGACAATTGTATTTACCACTTTAAAAGTAGTCGCATTGGGAGGAGGAACAATGGCTTGTAATCCACTGACAAGGTTTTCTAAAGTAGTATCATAAGAAGTTGTAAAGTCTGTCCAATGAGCACCTGTAGGGTCAATCTTAAATCGTTTTGGAGCGGTTAATAAATTATAATCAAGAGTAAGTCCTTCATTCCCTGAAACACCACTGACAGTTATTTCAGCGTCTCCTGTTTCAGTAGATAAACGGGTTTGAATATTTGTGTAATTTTGGGTAAGATTATCAATAGCGGCCATTATATATTATCCATTAGATAAAAAATATTTCTAAATAAACATTAAGGGAGAGAATTATTAGTAGAATTTGTTCCAGTTCCATTTGTAAAAGAAACTGTTCCGTCGCCTGTTGAAGCAATATATTCTATTTCAATAGAGGTGCTCCAACCATTATTTGAAGTATATTTATTAATAAATAAAAATTGAACGTTTTTACTATTCGCATAAATACAAAAATAACTATTGGTTCCTTGATTTGTATTTGCTGAATAATAAAGAGGTTTTTTCACAGGACCCATATAATTACCTGAATTATTCGTATATTGTGTTTGACTTGCTATAGAAGCCCAACCACCATTTGGCATATAAAAAGGACGACAAACCATTGTTCCATAAGAAGAAGCATAACCTTGCCAATCACCATTGCCGTCTTTGTCATAACTACCTTGTTGGCAGATTCTTAACATAACCCAATCATTCGCATACCAAGTTCCATTAAAACTAACTGTGGGTCCCTGACTATAACCAGAAGTCCCCGTTTGATAATCAGTATAATTAACAAAAACAGGTTGAAACTTTTGAGTAGAAGGTGCCGTATATTGTTTGCTTCCGTCAGGATATTGAATGTAATTTGTATTGGTAGTTCCAGATAAAATAATATTTTGGGGGAAAGTTTCAGTTCCTTGAGCAAAAGGATAATGTAAATATAAAGAATCAGCATTCTCTCTGGTTAAATATTCGTTTTCTTTATTTGTAGTGCTAAATAGAGAAGCGTCAAAAATAGGGACATTTTCTACAGGGGGATTATATTCAGTCATTTATATTATTAGTTTATATAATAATATAGATAAAAAAACAGAAAAAAATAATTATTAAGGAAGAGAATTATTATTACCTGTTCCATTTGTAAAAGAAACTGTTCCTCCAGCAGAAGAACGAGCCATATATTCAATTTCTAAAGTAGTGCCGTATCCTCCCGTTGGAATCGTTGGAAAATAAGAAACAAAATATATAAATTTACCTTCTCCCCCTAATCCAAACATATCTTGGTCTCCTGTATTATTACCAACATAATAAATAGGTTGTTTTGTTGGGGCAGCATAATTTGTAAAACCGCTCCCAAGAGTATTCTCATTGGTTGTATATAATTGAGGATAATTTCTTGAAGCCCACGGACCCGACGAAGTTGGAGGCATATAATAAGGACGACAAATTAATATCCCTTTGGAAGAAGAAGAATATTGATATTCATTACTTGTAAATTGCCAATTATATTGTTGTGATATTCTAAAAATAGCATAATCTTCTCTATTCCAAGAACCATTGAAATTAATGGCTGTTCCAGTAATATAATTAGTATTATCTCCAACCCTATTCGCAAAATTTGTAAATGTGGGTTGAAATGAATTTCCAGAAGAGGCTTTATATTGTTTGCTTCCGTCAGGAAATTGAATGTAATTTGAATTGGTAGTTCCATTCAAAACAATATTGGCAGGAAATGTTTCAGTGCCTTGAGCAAATGGATATTGTAAATATAATCGGTTTCCTTCTACTACAGATAAGGCTTGAGACTCATTTGGTGTGCTAAATAAGATAGGGTCAAAGATAGGAACATTTTCAAGAGGAGGGAAATATGTAGTCATTATATAATTAAGAATAGAAAATAGTTTATCATTTTTTAGCATTTTATTTTCTCATTAAAATAATATATGCCTCCAAAGAAAACAAAACAAGCACCTGCTGAAATTATTAATTGGTATGAGAAAATTCCAAAAGAAATGTTGGATAGTGCCGAGAATCCTAATCTCCATATCCACCATTTGAAAATACCATTTCGTATGTGTGTCGTAGCACCTTCAGGTTCAGGTAAAACCAATTTTTTAGTAAATCTTATTCACCTATTTAGTCAGGGTTCCAAAGGGACATTTGCCGATATTTGTATTATTACACGAAACAAAGACGAACCCTTGTATAATTTTTTAACTTCCAAATGCGACCAAATACAAGTCAAAGAAGGTATTCACAATTTACCCCAATTGGACAAAATGGACAAGAAAGTGAATCATTTGGTATGTTTTGACGATTTAGTATTGGCCAAAGACCAGTCTGCCATTGAAAATTATTATATTAGAGCCAGAAAGTTAAATTGTTCCGTCATTTATTTATCCCAGTCTTATTATCGTATCCCCAAAGTTATTCGTAATAATTGTTCCTATATGGTGATTTTAAAATTATCAGGGAATCGTGAAGTAAATATGATATTAAGTGAATTTGGATTGGGTGTTTCCAGAGAACAATTATTGGGAATGTATGAATTTGCCACACGAGAGAAATTCAGTCCCCTGTTAATAGACTTGGAAGAAGACCCTGTTAAACGATTTAGAAAAGGATTTACCCAAATATTAGAACCTACTGGGTTTATACCTCAAGAGAATCCATAAAAGGTGTAGGATATGTAGGGTGTAGGGTAATTCTCAAAAGCCTATATATATATTCCTATCCTTTTCTTTTTTTAAAAAGAGTCTTCCCTTTTTTCATACTACGAAAATAGATTACCCTACACCCTACACAACCTACACCCTTTTCAAATAATAATAATATCTAATGTATTTATATATGACAAAATATAGTGAAATAATAACTTTACCAGACGGGAATAAATTATTTATCCATTATAATAAAATGTTTGAGGGAAAATATCCTGTATGGATAGAATATGTTTCGCAAACTCACGAAAAAAAATATATACTGTTAAATATATAATGGTAAAAACAAACAATATTACTTTTAATTTAGGAGGAAGTGGAATCGCCTATGATAAATTTCATAGAGTCAATGAGGTAAGTTTGCCAGTATTTGGGGATTATACATTAGATATTCCTCCTTTTTTTATGATTAAGAAAAAGAATGGCTGGAAATTAGTCAATCCATTAACAGAAATGCGAACATTGGCAACCAGAAATGGTAAATATAAATCTATTCAAATTCGTCGCAAAAATGTAGAAGAACCTGATTTCCAACATAATTATATTCAGGATTTTCCAGTATTGAGTCAATTTACAAAAAAAGACCAAGCAACCATTAAAAAATATTACCAATCGGTGAAAGACAAAGACGAAACAGAATATCAAACCAAAAATAAACCAAGAGGATTTCCTGCTACTCTTTACAAGAACGCAGAACGAGCAGGATATAGAGAGACCAGTAAAAAGGTTTATACCAAAAATGTCAAGGCTCCACCTAAACCAAAAAGCACCAAACCAGTAGGTCGTCCTCGTCGTCCAAGAAGAACCATTACAGTAGTAGAAGACATAGCAGGAGACGGACTTTTCAAAAACGAAAGTGAAGACGAAGAGAGCGACAGCGACAAAGAAGAAGGAGAAGGTCTTTTAGGTGAGATAGGTAAAAAGGCATATGAATTTGGAAAACATTTGGTTTATGGTAGATACGACGCTTATCCTCCGTCGGCTAAAAAGGTATTAGACGCCAATGAATCTTCGGTTATATTAAGCGTGGAATTACATAGAATGGCTTTACCTTCTCTTTACACCAAATTAATGAGTTGGGCAACCAGTGGTGAAACGGACAGGCGTTTGGCTCAACAACCAAAGGATACTTTGTTTCATATTAGTATGTGGGTAAAATTAACCAATGGAAAGACAATCTTGGTAGAGAAAAATGAAGTCATTAATTTACAAGTGAATCCAACGAAAAAGAAAGAAGAAGAAGTTCAACAAGTATCCAAACCTCCACCCCATTTAACTTTCGGGGATTTATTGGAAAAGACGAGAAAGGCAGTAGGAGATAATAAATTCTTTACTTATTCTGCCAAAAATAATAATTGTGGAAATTTTATTGAGTTTATTTTAAAAACCAACGGAATGAATAGTGAAGCCACACATAAATTCATAGGACAAGATACAAAGGCGATAATGGAAGGGTTTCCGTCTCTTCGTAAATTTATTAATACACTTACAGACACCGCAGGAAGAGCAAATGTTCTTTTAGAAGGAGGTAGTATTTTAGAAGAAATAAAATCTCCTGTTAATAATATAATGCCAATTCAAGGAGGACGTATTTTACCACAAGTTGGACACCCCGCTTTAGCCAGTGATTTATTCCCACGTATTCCACAAGCATATACACAAGTTCATTTAACCCACCCATATCCTATACACCATTCAGGAGGAAAACTTGGTATATTAGGATTTGGTATGCCACACCATTCACCATTAGGAAGCGACCCTCGCACTTATACACCAAGAGGAGGAAAACTCGGTATGCCTGAACCTATTTGCCATTTACCACATATGGCAAAAGGTCTTGGTCTTGAACCTCCAAGTCGTTCTCCTATTACTGACCCCTCTCTATTAGGAAATGGTCTTGGTTCAGGAATGAAGAAACCTAAATTTGTAAAGGGTTCTAAAGAAGCCAAAGAATATATGGCAAGTATTCGTAAAATGAAACATTAAGCATTAAATAATCGTTAAGTTTAACCTTTATTATTCATTTATTTATCATTAACTATCATTTAATGATAAATAATACAGCAAATGCTATATAAAAAATTTTTTATTAATATTTATCTATGTATTTTTAACAAAAACTAACTATTAATCTTAATTTTCTTCTATATTAATCGTTTCCTTAACTTTCATTTCACGCCAACGCTTTTTTTCCGCCCTTCCCTTTTCTAATTTAAGCCTCCGCTTTTGTTCCTTATAAAGTATCGCCCATTCAGCCTGCTGAGATAATATAATTTTTATATCAAACATTATATTGTTTTATTACCCTTTCTCTCTAAATACTTATTTGAATTAAATCTTTAATAGGAATAAAGAAATGTGGTTTCAAAGTTCGTATCCCACCTTTGCGAACGGCTTCTAC